CCCGTTCTTCTATTCAGCCGGTGAGGATGGAAACAATGTAACGGATTTCTACAGTATTGACCCATTGTTCGAGTTTCCGTTCTCGAATGAGTCTCTGACGGAACCGCTGCTTGTATTTGGTGAAATCCAAATCAAGACGGAGGGTGTCATCACTTACTATGGCGATGCTGAAATCGGTGTAACAATCTACATCCATGCTATCGGACCGGCAAATAACATTAACATCTACAATACGGAAACCAGAGAAGTCATGAAGATCGATACTGGGAAGCTCCAAAAGCTGACTGGAAAGGGTATCGTCACAAGTGATGATATCGTCATTAACACCTCAAAGGGCGATAAGAGCATTACTCTGATTCGTGAAGGCGTTTCGTACAACATCCTGAACTGTTTGGATAAGAATACCGACTGGTTTACCTTAGCAAAAGGCGATAACATTTTCGCCTTTACTGCGGATAGCGGTGTTACGAATCTTCAGTTCAGAATTGAAAACAAAGTAATCTATGAGGGGGTATAACTATGGAACTTTTGGTCTTAAACACCGACTTTGAGTCCATAGCCGTCATAGATACTTACGAATCCATGATATGGACTGACCGGTATAATTCGTATGGAGATTTCGAGATATTCTTCGCTATGGATACACAACTCTTGCAGTATTTGAAAGAGGATTACTATCTGTGGCTGAAGGATTCGGAGCACTGTATGATTATTGAGGACATCAAGATCAATGCCGACACAGAAGAAGGAAATCATCTTATCGTCACAGGCAGATCGTTGGAGTCTATTCTTGAACGCCGAATCATCTGGGGACAGCGAATCTTTAATGGAAATCTTCAAAATGGCATCCAGACGATGTTGAATGAGTGCATCATTTCACCGTCTATTGCCGATCGAAAGATTTCCAACTTTGTGTTCGTGCCTTCTACTGACCCTAAAATCACAAGTCTGAAAATCGACAACCAATACACAGGTGATTGTCTGTACGATGTCATCAAAGGGCTTTGCGAGGAAAACAATATAGGGTTCAAGATCATACTGACAGATGAAAATGAGTTTGCATTCAGTCTGTATGCCGGCGTTGATCGCTCTTATGAGCAGACAGAAAATCCGTATGTTGTTTTCTCTCCAAACTTTGAGAACATCATCAACAGCAACTACTATTCATCCAAAGCGAGTTTCCGAAATGTGACTCTGGTCGCAGGAGAAGGTGAAGGAGCATCAAGGCGAACTGCTATCGTTGGCTCAGCTTCAGGGCTTAACCGGCGTGAACTGTTCACAGATGCTCGTGACATCTCATACGATACTGAGGACGGGGCACTTTCCGATGCAGAATATATGGCGCAGCTTCGGACAAAAGGTTTGAAGAATCTGGCAGACCATATTGTAACCACCGCATTCGAAGGAGAAGTTGAAGTTACTCGACTTTTCAAATACGGCGAGGACTTCTTTATCGGAGACATCGTTCAAATCGCCAATGAATATGGCAATGAGGGATCAGCTTACATTTCAGAGCTGGTCATCTCAAACAGTGAGGAAGGATTGTCAATTTATCCGACCTTCAAAACTATTTCAAAGTAAGGAGGGAGAAACTGAATGAGCGTATCAAGCGGATTTTTCAATTCACTTAACGGTGACCGCAAATACAACGCTGTACAGATGTCAGCTATCTTTGATGGACTCATCATCGATGGTGTATTTGCTTCTATCGGAACCGCTTTTGCTGTGAAGGCGGCAGGCGGTCTTACCGTGAATGTCGGTATCGGCAAAGCCTGGTTCGACCATACATGGACAGTCAACGACAGCATCCTGCCGATGACTGCCCCGGAAGCAGAAGTGCTTCTTGATCGCATCGATGCCGTGGTTCTGGAAGTAAACGGAATGGAATCGATTCGTGAGAACACCATCAAATTTGTCAAGGGTAATCCGTCCAGCGCGCCGTCGAGACCGATTTTGACGAACGAGGGAAATGTCCATCAGTACCCTCTCTGTTATATTTACAGAAAGTACGGCACTGCGGTCATTAACCAAGCTGACATTACCCCTATGGTTGGCACAGAATCTACTCCATTTGTAACTGGCATTCTTCAGACGATCAGTCTGGACGAGTTGCTTGGCAAATGGCAGGATGAGCTTGATCGGTTTACTGATGCACGATCTCAGGAAGTCGATGACTGGATTGCTCAGGAGGAAAGCGATTTCACGGCTTGGTTCAATAAAATGAAAGCGGACCTCCAACAGGAGCAGACCGTTCTTGACCAGTGGATCGCATCTGAACAGGCCGATTTCCTTGCCTGGTATAACCAGATGAAAGATCAGCTCAGCGGCGATGTCGCCGGTAATCTGCAACTTGAGATCGACAAGGAAGAGGTCAAACGGATTTTACTGGTTGGCTTCGAAGACGGAACCAAGGAGTTTTCAGATGATGGTGCTGTTATCACTTCGACTGCGAGCGATGGTAGAACCTTGACGAAGACTTTTTCTGATGGATTCCTGACCATGACAAATGTGCTGAAAAGTGCAGCTGGAGCAGAAGTGGCGAGAGCCGTCAAAACTTTTGACTCCGATGGCAAGCTTATCAGCACCGTTGTAACTTATTCTTAAAGCGAAAGGAGAATAATCAAAATGGCAGAAGAAGATCTGATTTTCGGTAAAAACCGACATTTCTTTGGCGGCATTGAGCCGTCCAATATGCTGGCATTCAGCGTGGCTGTTGAGAGTGGCGTTGTGAAAGTCACAGCAACACTTCCTAACGACACGGTCGTGAACAACCAGACACTCTGCACCGTGGAAGGTGCGATTATCCGGAGGAAGACAACCGATTATCCTAAGGACGAGTTCGATGGTGATCTGGTCGCCAACATCAAAGCGTCCACTGTCTTCGCAGATAGTGGTGCATCTCCTACCGGAACTTACTACTATGCAGCATTCCCTTATACCACTCAGGGTGTGTATAACCGAAACAAGGCTAACCGTGTAGTCGTTAATGAACCGGAGCCGATGCAGGAGTTTTCCGCTAAGTCGGTGTATGTCTCAGCGTCTGATACCGTTAAGGTAGAAATTACGGCGAAGCTTCCGAGTGGCGTTGCAGGTGCAGTTATCCGTAGGAGCACGACCGGTTATCCTACCAGCGAGACTGAGGGTGAGCTGTTCAAGAACATCACTGCCAACGGCACTTATACAGATACCAATGTGACAGTCGGAGTGGTGTATTACTATTCCGCATTCCCTTACACCAGTACCGGTGCCTATAATCGCAGCGAGTCGAACCGAACCAGTGTTACCCCGAAGAAGAGAGATTATCTGTTCGGTTATGATTTGGTGAAAGCGACTTCCAGCCCTACCGGACGAGTAACTTATCCTTCTGATGTGGATAACGCTACATTTACTCCGGCGGCTATGAATTTCAGCACCGGTAAGTTCAACTATGGTGGTTGGGCATTTGATCCGGGTGAAAAGTTCATGCCTCGTCCTTGTATGCTGACTTATGCCGGAAAGGTTGACCATTATCTTGATCCTAACAACTATACCAAGAAGATCGACGGTTCTGCTTCTAAGGTTGCGGATACCTCCTTTGGCGGCAACGCCATGATGGAATGGCCGAAGATCTATACAAAGCGTTGGGAATCGAATGGTGTTTATCATTTCCGCTGCTCCGATACTCCTCAAGACGATACTTGGGATTGCTGGTGTAACTATGACCGTAATAACAACCAGATCGATCATTTCTATACCCCCATCTATTTCGGTTCTCTGGTTTCCGGTAAGCTGCGGTCTATCAGCGGTGCAGCTAACAGCGTAAACACCACGGCGGCTAACGAAATCACCTATGCTAAGGCAAATGGCAATGACTGGTATACCGAGGTGCTGGCTGACAGACTGCTGCTCCAGGATCTACTGGTTATGATGGCTCGTTCTACCGAGTGTCAGACTGCATTTGGCTACGGACGGTGCAAGAGTTCCAATAGCAATGCTATTGCCCCCGGTACGATGAACACCAATGGTATGTTCTGGGGTTCCAATGATCAGACTTCCGGCGTGAAGGTCTTCGGTATGGAGAATGTCTGGGGTAACCTGTGGCGTCGTACTGCCGGTTGGATCAACGCCAATGGTACGCAGAAGGTCAAGCTTACTCGTGGTACTCACGATGGTTCTACTGCAATCGACTACAACACAGACGGAAACGGTTATAAGACGATCGCAAATGCTACCCCGGCTGGTTCTTCCGGTGGCTACATCAGCAGCATGAAGACGGAAGCATTCGGACGGCTGCCTGTTACTGCAAGCGGTTCCAGCAGCACTTATGAGGCGGACGGTATGTGGTACAATAACAGCCAGGTCAATTATGCGTTTGTCGGCGGCTACTGGAACGATGCCCTTGTGGTCGGTCCTTTCTGCGCTGATCTGAACCATACGGCGTCCACGTCGTACTCGAACCGTGGCGCGGCTCTCTCTTGTAAACCGCTTGCTGCTGCGTAAGCAGCGAGGAGAGGACGGGAGAACCTTAGGTTCGCCGGGTAAACGAAAACAATTAAATATTAGGGGTATACACTGCGCCCAGCGCGTATGTCGGCGGCAACTGGAACAATGACCTTATGGTCGGTCCTTTCTACGCTAATCTGAACAATACGGCGTCCAATTCGAACTCGAACAATGGCGCGGCTCTATCTTATCCATGAGAAGCTCTCTATAATGCAGTGTATGCCGCCATTTCAAAATGGCAAGAGATATCCGCATCTCTTCCTCACCACTTGGTGAAAATTAACTCGGTGCAAGCATCTGTGAGTAGCTGAGAATAAGTCGAAAGCGGATGAGAGGATAAGAGAGAACATGAAATCCTATAACCACTTGTACGAAAAAACAATATCCGAAACGAACCGACGGTACGCTCTGTCTCAAGCAAAGCACAGCAAGAGATTCCGTAAAATCATGAAACACCGGCACATGTCTGACGATGCCGCAGTTGAACAATCCTTAGACTGGATAGTCAACTACGAAAACGCCGAGCATGTGCCGGTTTACATTTATGATGGGATTACTCGCAAGGAGCGCACTATTATTGTCCCTACGATGGAAGAGCTGCTTGTTCAGCATTGCATCGTAAATGCCATGAAGCCGATGTTCTGCAAGGGAATGTACGAACACAGCTATGCCAGTCTTCCGGGCAGAGGTGCCCATAAAGGAAAGCTGGTTATTGAGAAGTGGATCAGGATTGACCCGAAGAATTGTAAGTATGTCCTCAAAATGGATATTCGCCATTTCTTCGATTCTATTCCACATGATCGTTTGAAAGCCAAGTTGAAGAAGACCGTTCATGACGAGAAGATGTTGGAGCTATTATTCCGCATTATCGATGTTACAGAGGTTGGTATTCCACTTGGCTTTTATACTTCTCAATGGCTTTCTAACTGGTATTTACAGGGTTTAGATCATTTCATCAAGGAGCAGCTCTGTGCCGTGCACTATATGCGCTACATGGACGATATGGTCATTTTCGGAAGCAACAAGAGGGTTTTGCACCGCATGAGGCAAGCAATTTCCGATTATCTGGAAATGGAGCTTGGCTTGGAACTTAAAGCGAATTGGCAAGTCTTTCGCTTTTCTTATGGCAACAACCAGGGGCGTGATCTGGACTTCATGGGCTTTCGTTTTTATCGTAATCGAACGATTCTTCGAAAATCCATTATGTACAAGGCCACGAGAAAAGCTCGCAAAATCTCCAAAAAGGAGAAAGCAACCATACTCGATGCTCGGCAAATGTTGTCTTATCTTGGGTGGATCGACTACACCGATACCTATTTGATGTATCGGAAGTGGATAAAACCATGTGTTAGCTTCCAGCAATTGAAGCGAAAAGTTTCACGATATGACAAATACGATGAGAAGCGGGTATATCAAAAACTCGTCAGTCTTTACACTGCGAAAGGAGGAAAGTCGCATGGAGTTAAATTACAAATATGCCGAGAGCACAGTCCAACCGACTGCACTTGAGGTTACTGTTGGAACCGTATATCTCCGCAAGGACATTACGAGTATTACACGAACTTCAGAACAGGGCGATAAAACCACTTACTGGACTTATCAGGAAGCGGCGTTGACCCCTCAGGAGTTCAATGAATACACCAATCTGCTTATGGCTGAAAACGCCATTAAAGGTACAAATGATTCGGACAACATTGTTCAGATCATGGCAGGTCAGGAAACTGGAGATTCCCAGCAGCTTGCTATCATGGAAGCAATTGCTGATCTGTACGATGCCGTCGCAGCAATGATTCCTGAATGAGGAGGTAGCAAAAATGGTCAATCTTTACGCCACGCTTATCATCAATAAGCGTAGAACCTTCGACCAGGTGCCTGAAAAATTTAAGGCAGATGTCGAGGCAAAATTGTTAGAATATGGCTACGATACCAACGGCGATCTTATCGCTGAGGAGGAGTAACCATGTTTTATATTTTATCCAAAATTTTGATAGGAGGTAACAACATGGTAGCACTGTATGTCGCACTCATCATCGCAGGTCGTCGGACCTTTAATCAGGTTCCGGCGAAGTTCAAGGCTGCTGTCAAGGCTGATCTGGAAGCTCTCGGTCTTGACGAAAATGGTAATCCTGTGGATTAACCGAAATTGGCAGGGAGTCTACTTTGCGGTGGGCTCCCTCACCTAATTAAAAGAGGTTTGGGGTGATATTTCCTACAAGCTTCTTAATTCATTTATGACTTCAAGGAGGATGATACATGGAAATGGAACCCTGGCTGCAAACGCTATTAACCATTTTGGGGACGATACTTGCTTCTTCTGGATTTTGGGCATATATCCAAGAGCGAAGCAAACGAAAAGCTGCTGAGAATAAGCACAACAATCTTGAAACGCAAATGCTCATTGGTTTGGCTCATGATCGCATTATCTATCTCGGTATGGCCTACATCGAGAGGGGCTACATTACACAGGACGAGTATGAGAATCTGTATGAATACTTGTACAAGCCTTATGAGAAATTAGGCGGTAATGGCTCAGCCAAGCGAATTATGATGGAAGTTAATAAATTACCCATTCACAAATCGACTTACACTTATAAAGGAGAAAATGGAATGCAGGTTTAACAGGAGGTGAGATTATGAGTTACTCTGTTTCAGGGACAATGATTACGCTGACCAGAGGAGACACTTTTACGGCTCTTATCACAATCACTGACTCGGAGGGTAATCAGTATGTTCCTGTTAAAGGGGACCGTATTCGGTTCGCAATGAAAACTGACTACGAAGACGGAGCACCTCTCCTCATCAAAGAAATCCCGATCGACACAATGATTTTAGTCATTGAGCCAGAAGACACCAAGCCGCTTGCATTTGGCAAGTATGTCTACGACATCGAGCTGACAAAAGTAACGGGAGAAGTGGACACCTTCATTACCAAAGCAACTCTTAAGCTGACGGAAGAGGTGCATTGATATGAGCAGTATAAAAGCGTTCGAATGCCTTACTGGACATATCTCGGGACTATGCACACTGTCTGGCGAATTATCCTGTAAAGGCGGTTTATCTGGTAAACTATCTGCTGTGATAAACTACAATGTCTATTCGGGAGAATATGAAGTGGTACCGAGCGCTTTTAATACTCAGGTTTTGCCCACTGCCAACAAGGTGCTTAAGAAAGATGTGACAGTTCAAAAAGTCCCATATTTCGAAACCAGTAACGTTCAAAATGGAGTTACAGTTTACATTGCAGAGGAGGTAAATTAAATGCCCAATCAGTATATCAACAAGGTCATTTATGGTGGCAGAACCCTGATTGACCTTACCAGTGATACCGTGGAAGCCAGTAAGCTTCTTTTGGGAACCAAGGCTCATGATAAGAGTGGCGCCCAGATTGAGGGCACTTGTACATTTGATGTAGATTCTACGGATGCAACTGCTGCTGCCGCTGAAATTCTGGCGGGTAAGACCGCGTATGTCAGTGGCAACAAACTTACAGGTACTATGAAGAATAATGGTGCCGTTATTAAGAAGATTACCACCAGAGACGAGGAAGCTACAATTCCTCAGGGTTTCCACGACGGCAGCGGTAAAGTGGGAATCGACGCAACCGAAAAAGGCAAGCTGGTTGCCAACAATATTCGAGAGGGCGTAACCATCCTCGGCGTTGAGGGTACAATGTCCGGCTCGGAAAACATGAAACCGCAGGCTAAGACAGTTACACCGTCCACCGCAAAGCAAACGATTCTGCCTGATGCAGAGTATAACTGTTTGTCTCAGGTAGAAGTTGAAGCAATTCCTTATGTGGAGGCAGATAATCCTGCTGGAGGAGTGACGGTAACGATTGCGGGGTGAGAGTAAATGGCTGTAAATAAGGTCGTTTACAATAGCAGAACGCTAATCGATCTGACCGCAGATACTGTCAGCAAAGATACACTCAAAAAAGGATTTACAGCGCATCAAGCCGATGGTACAATGATTACAGGCGAGTTTGTTGGTGATGATTACGATGAAATCGACCGAATTCTTACAGCCGGTCTAACGGATGGTTATAAACATTTTTCGGATGATGGCACAATCATCAGCACAATCGATTCGCAAGGTCGGACTTTGGTCAAGACCTTTTCAAATAACTTCTTGACCTGCACCACGGTTTTGACCGATCCTGATGGGAATGAGCTTGGTCGTACTGTGAAGTCTTTTTCAGATAACAGCAGCACAATCATTACTACCGACTCTAAAGGGCAGAAGCTTGTTAAGAAATTTTCGAATAATATGCTTAACATGGAAGCGGTTCTTACGGATGCCTCCAGCAAGGAGCTTGCCCGTCTTACAAAAGTCTTTTCCGCAGACGGGAAGGATATCAGTTCAACCGTAGTTTATGGGGAATAAGATGTAATTTGAAGCCGTTGCGTGTAGGTTATTTCTGCATTATTCCTACATTTTGGCTCAAAAAGCCAGTAATTACAGGATATTTTGCTTCTAGAATATAAATTCTCTTTGTTATCCCTGGGTTATTCTCGTCTTAGAAATGCAAATATTGCAAAATTCTCTTCCATAATCCGTAATACTCATATACCCTTCTTTAATCTTGTATTTTTCAAAGCCATCTTTCTTAACAACAGAATCCGCTATCCTCGTTTTGATATACGAATGGTTTTTCAGTGGCTCATAAAGCGTCTTGTCTGTTAAAGCCGACATTACCGCAGATGATTCCACTAGACCAAGTCGATT